GACACTAATCCTAACTACAATGAACTAAAGAAACTACTAACCGATCAAGTCAACGAAGAACTACATGATGTCACCTATTCCCGAGTCTCTGGTAAATGAACAAGTTGAATTAGAGAGATCCCAAGTAAGTCAGGGTCTCAAGCGTCTCAATGATAATACATTTAAACTTGAGGATAAAAGCTATGCTTCAGCTTCAGTTTATGGTATTGCATCTATTGATACACTATTACCACGTTTAGTTGATAAAATCACAATAACTAATCGCCGCATACATGAGGGACATACAGGAGTAGCATTTAAGGAGATACATAAGTATCTAGCAGGTTTAGAGCCACTTGCCGCAGCCGCTATTGCCTGTAAAATTACATTCGATAAGGTGTTTAGCTTTAAAGAAGGTAGTAACTTCGCTGTTAATGTGTGTGATTCTATAGGTCACGCTATCGAAGATGAGTGTCAAATGAGACACTATGAGAATGAAGTACCTGCTTTATTAACTACATTAAAGAAAAACTATTGGCATAAATCAATAGGAACACAGCAAAAGCTAGTGGTAATCAAGACTTTGATGAATCGTTACAATGTATCTGCATGGACGCCGTGGGGTAGATCTATTCGTGTTAAACTAGGAGGATGGCTACTTGACTGTATCATGGAGTCGAGTGGTTGGTTTACTCAGGAAAAGATAAGAGAAGGACATAAAACTGTTACATATGTGTTACCGACTGCTGAGTTCTTAGATATCAAGGACGAAGTTATGGCAACCGCTGAACTGTTCTCACCATTAGCTTGGCCGATGCTAGTGCCACCAAAGGATTGGAGCAATGAAGAGGTAGGAGGTTACATTCTTAACGAGGTTATGTGTGGTCACGATTTAGTTAGAAGAGGCGACCGCCACCGTATACAGGGAGAAACACCACTAGACTTTCTAAACAAGATACAGAAGGTCGGATATAAACTAAATCCCTTTATAGTAAGTACTGCTGAGTTCTTACAAGAAAAAGAAATTAGTGTTGGGAAATTCCTTCCTGTTATCCATTATGATCTACCACCTAAACCTGTTGATATAGCTGAGAACAAGGAGTCTCGGAAGAACTATAGAAGACAAGCTGCTGAAGTATTGAATAGGCAAGCTCAGGAGACAAGGAGGTCATGTCGTACTCGTATGACTATGGAAGCGGTAAAGAAGTTTAAGGATAGAGATGTATTCTATATTCCGTGGTCTTTTGATTACAGAGGTAGAGCATATCCTATACCTGCATTCCTTACACCGCAAGATACTGACTTTGGAAAAAGTTTGATTAAGTTTGCGAGTGAGTCTGAAGTTACACCAGAATCTTATAAGTGGTTAGCTTTCCAAGTAGCTACTTCGTATGGTCTGGATAAACATACATGGACTGAGAGACAGCAATGGGTTAAGGATAACATTCTCACAATAACTCGTGTCGCCGAAGATCCTATAGATAATTTAGGAGATTGGGAAGGAGCTGAGGAACCTTGGCAGTTCTTAGCAGCTTGCGAAGAGTATTACCATTGCGTTATAAAGAAGGATAGATTAACTACTGGTCTATGTGTAGCTACAGATGCTACGTGTAGTGGTCTCCAGATTCTAGCAGGTTTAGCTAGGGACAAGTCGACAGCACAACTCGTCAATGTGTTGCCCTCTGATAGACCACAAGACGCTTATGCTGTAATAGCTAAGAAATCTAAACCTAATATACCTGAGGTCTTACACCCTGTCTGGGACAGGAAATGTTGCAAACGTACAGTTATGACAATACCTTACAATGCTAAGGCGTTCAGTAACCGAGCATACATCAGGGAGGCACTCAAAGAAAAAGGTATAGAGGTAGATAAGGATGACCTTACAGTCACAGTCAGAGCTGTCAGGGACGCAATGTCTCAGGTAGTTCCCGGTCCGATGTCTGTAATGAAATGGATTGAGGATGAGGTATCTAAAGCTATTAAACGAGGAGCTACAGAGCTAGAATGGACAACACCTTCTGGATTTGTAGTAGTTCAACGTTTAATGAAGAAGAAGATGGAGACTATAGATCTCAAACTCTTAGGTCGTTGCCGATTAAAGGTAGCTACGGCAGAAGGAAGTACAGTAGATAGGAATAGGCACAAGGCAGCAACTGCACCTAACCTTATTCACAGTCTAGATGCTTCACTACTACACTTAAGTGTTAAGAGGTTTAACGAACCCATTGCATTAATACATGACTCAGTACTATGTAGAGCTACTGATATGTCTTTACTGTCTACTATAGTCAGGGAAACATATATGCATCTCTTTGCTGAACATGATTACCTAACAACCTTCGCTCAACAAATTGAGGCGGAGACTGACCCACCGATCATAGGAGATCTTGAACCGAGATCCGTGATTGATTCCACTTATTTTTTCTGCTAATGGCAAGAACAATTCACAAAACTGAAAACCCTGTAACACTTGAGGGATTCCAAGCAATACTAGCACCTAGTAAATTTGGTTATTCACTCTCGGCTGTAGTTGATAACGATGTTATCGACAAATTAGAAGATGAGCGAGCTGAAGTCCTTAAATGGGCGGAGTCTAAGCTCAAAAATCCGAAACGCTCTACGCTCAAACCTGAGCCATGGGAAGAGGTTTCAAAGGATAAGTATAAATTAAAATTCTCTTGGAATGAAGAGACTCGTCCTCCAGTAGTCGACACGGAGGGAACTCAACTTACTGATGTAAAAATACCTTTATATGCAGGATCTACTGTTAAACTGGGTTTCTATCAAAAACCATATATTCTTAGGGATGGGGTTACCTATGGTAGCTCTCTTAAGTTGGTTGGTGTACAAGTTATCTCAGTAAAAGGTGAGGCTGGAGTAGATACAGGAGACTTAGACGCTAATGAAGTTGCCGAGTTATTTGGTAAGTCTTCAGGATACAAGGCGGCTGACCCTAATGTAGTTCCAGATACCACACCTAGTTCCGTTGAAGATGACGAAGACGACTTCTAAATTCAAATCCAAGTTAGAGGAGAGAATAGCTACTCTCTTCGTAACGCTTGGAGTTAAGTACGAATACGAGTCTGAAAAGATATCTTATACAATTCAACATCACTATTGCCCAGACTTTGTGCTTCCTAATCATGTATATTTGGAAGCTAAAGGTTATTGGGCACCGGCTGATAGGCGTAAGATTTTAGCCGTGAAGAAGGATAATCCAGACATGGACTTACGTATGGTATTCCAAGCACCTTACAATAAAATAAATAAAAATAGTAAGACTACCTATGCAATGTGGTGTGAAAAACATGACATTCCATGGACAGCTTACCATGACATACCTATTGATTGGTTAACATGACCGAGAACGAGTTCGTAAGACATATAGCTTGCGACAACTGTGGTTCATCAGATGCAAATTCCTTGTATTCTGATGGACACACTTACTGCTTCGTCTGTCATAATGTCACGGACGGAGATAAACCTATTCACAATAACAGAATGCAAGGAGCTGTCTACCTTACAGGATCAGCCGAACGGCTAAAAAAACGCAATATTTCTGAAAAAACTAACAAATTTTATCAGATACACATTGATGGTAATGAACTGAAGTTCCCTTACCACGATGAATCAGGTATATTGCAAGGTATAAAAACCAAAACAAAGAAAAAAGACTTTCGTTATGAAGGAGTTTCCACTAATACCTTATTCGGTCAGCATCGTTTCCCTACTACTGGTAAACGTATTGTTGTTACTGAAGGCGAACTAGACGCCGCCTCATGCTATGAAGCCATGCCTTCGTGGCCGATGGTCTCACTACCTCATGGAGCTGCGGCAGCTAAAAAGGATATCCAAAAACAGATACCTTTATTTCAAGGTTATGAGGAAATTATCTTATTTTTCGATAATGATGAAGCAGGTATTAAAGCAGCATCTGAAGCTGCATCCGTATTACCTCCCGGAAAAACAAAGATAGCTCGTCTGGAAGCATACAAGGATCCTTCAGAAGCCTTGCAAGCCAACGACTCTGACGCAATTAGAAAAGCTATCTGGGATGCTAAACCTTACCGACCAGATGGTATTGTTGAAGGTAAATCATTATTAGAATTAGTTACTACACCCACACCACCTGCAGATCACGAATATCCATTTCAAGGACTTAATGATATGCTGCATGGCATTAGGTACCAAGAGTTAATCACAATAACAAGTGGCTCAGGTATTGGTAAATCAAGTTTCTGCCGACAAATTGCTGCAAAACTCTTAGATAATGGAGACAAAGTAGGCTACTTAGCTTTAGAGGAATCTAACAGACGAAGTGCTTTAGGACTAATGTCATGTGCATTAGGAAAATCTTTACACATAGGAGATCATGAACAAACAGAATTGGCAGACGCTTTTCGCTCTACTATGGAACATTGGAATTTATTCCTGTTTGATGGTTTTGGTTCGTATGATCCTGACACAATTTACTCTAGGATCGAATACCTTGCCTGTGGATTGGAATGTCGTATTGTATTCCTAGACCACTTGAGTATCTTATTGTCTGGTTTAGATGGGGATGAACGACGTATGTTGGATCAAACTATGACTAAGTTAAGGTCGTTAGTCGAACGTACTGGTATAACGTTATTCCTAGTATCACATTTACGGAGGAGTAACAATGATAGGACTTCGCACGAAGAGGGAGGAAAAGTATCCCTCAGCCAACTTAGAGGATCTCATAGCATTGCTCAACTCAGCGATAGCGTCATCGCTTTGGAGCGAGACCAACAGAGCGAAAATGATAGAGACGTTACCACGCTTAGAATTATTAAAAACCGTTATTCAGGAGAGACTGGATTCGCAGGTAAAATAAAGTACAACTTAGCTACATCGAGGTTTACTGAACATGAAACTACGACAACACCAATTTTCGACCCAAGCACAGACTTCTGAGTTGAAACGACCTAACCCACCTACAAAAGATGCAATCCACCGAGCAAAATTCAAAGACAGAACCTTCAACTGGGACAACAGTAGTAATAGACCTAGAAACAAACGGTCTGCTTAAGAACACTACTGAGATCCATTGCATTGCTGTTCATTATGTAGAAGAAGGCATGACCGTCAGCTACAATGATACAGGTCAAACTTCTCCAATAGTTAGAGCTGTTCAATTTATAGAACTAGCCGATAGAATTATTGGACACAATATTATAGGTTTTGACTTACCTATAATAAAAAAGATGTATCCATGGTTTAATCCTAAGGGAGAAATTATTGATACACTTATTCTATCTCGTTTATATCATCCTAATTTGATGGAGATAGATAAAAGAAGAAATTGGAAACATATGCCGTTACAATTATATGGTAGACATTCACTCGAATCTTATGGATACCGATTAGGCGAATACAAAGGAAACTTTGGTAAAGAAACTGATTGGTCTACATGGAGTCAAGAGATGGAAGACTACTGCGTACAAGACGTTGCTGTTACACAAAAACTATGCAATCATTTCCACCGCTACCTGAATGGGTCAAACTCGAACACCAAGTAGCACAAATACTTACACAACAGGAGATCCATGGATGGTATTTTGATGAAGAAGCTGCACGGAAACTTGAATCTGCTCTCAGAATTGAGTATGAGACGATTACTAAAGTACTTCAAGACAGGTACCCTTACGTTGCAGGAAAGGAATTTACTCCTAAAAGAAATAATAAAACACAAGGATACATCGAAGGTTGTACATTTACACGATTAAAAGAATTTAACCCGTCATCTCGGGATCATATAGCATGGATCTTACAAACACATTGTGGTTGGACGCCCGTATCAATGACATCCACAGGAAAACCAGTAATAGACGAAACAGTTCTCAAAGAGATTGGGACGGATACTGCTCTGAAATTCTTGACACTACTGGATCTGACGAAGCAGTTAGGAATGATATCCGAAGGCGTGAACGCATGGCAGAAGCTTGTTACGAAGTCTAGGATACATCATTACTGTGCTACGACTACAGCTACATTTCGATGTGCTCATCGCACTCCAAATCTGGGACAGGTTCCTGCTGATGAACGATTTAGACGATTGTTTACAGCTACACCCGGTCAACGCATGGTCGCAGCTGACTTATCGGGTATAGAATTACGCATGCTCGCTCACTATCTAGCCAGATACGATGGCGGTAGATATGCTAACATTCTTACAACAGGTGATATTCACCAAACTAATGCTGATAAAATTGGTATTAGTCGAAGACAAGTAAAAACCGTTACCTATGCATTTTTATATGGTTGCGGAGATATTAAATTAGGACATTCTTATGATCAGTTATTATCCGAAGAAGCAGCTAGAAAAAAAGGAAGGGATATTCGTAAAGCTTATGTTGATGCCATTCCGGGTCTTGCGGAGCTGTTGGCGGCTACTAAAAGAGGTGCAGAAAGAGGTTTCGCAAGTGCCATCGACGGTCGTCGTATCAGCGTTGACAAAGGGCATAAGTTTCTCAATTACCTCTTACAGGGAGGAGCAGCGGTTATCGCCAAAAGATGGATGGTCACCACACAACAGCATATAAAAGATATGTCTTTGTGTTGTCACCAACTTGCTTTTATCCATGATGAATTACAATTTGAATGTGATCCAAAACACGTAGAAGATCTCAAGTCCATATTAGAATTATCTGCTGTTGAAGCAGGTGAGTATTATAATATGAGGATTCCTATAGCTGCTGAAGCTAAAGATGGAGAGACTTGGGCAGATACCCATTAATTTATGAAAATTTTAATAGACGCAGACTATATTGTATATAAGTCTTGTGCCGCAGCAGAAAGTGAAGTAGACTTTGGCGATGATGTTATCCTCGTTACAAGTAATTTCAATGATGCTTATAATGCTGCAAAAC